CCCCCAGCAAGGGGCCGTTTTATTTTGTTGGTGCTACCCCTTACCATAACGCGTCATCACCTTCGCCTCGACAGCAAGGGGAAGGCCAGAAGCCCATACAGGTGGAAGGCACATTATGCGCTCAACCTCGGCTTTGACACAAGATGCTTCCTCGGCCTTGCACTCCACCACGATTTCGTCATGTACATGGATACAGACGCCGTCAATATGGCGCAACGAATGGCGCAGTAGGTCGTTCGCCGTAGCCTGAGTAGTGTTCTCCAAAGCAAGACCCTTCCAAAGACGCCCACGCGGCCATTCTGAATCGCCAGCCGCAGGTTTCCACGACGCCTTGAGATATGACACGCCGTCCTCGTCCATCTTGGCGTAAGGGTAGCGTAATACTCGACCGGACGGGAGGGCGTACCATAGATGCTCACCATCGAACATGTACGTCACTCTACCGGCGCTGAATTCGCGGCCCTTGTTCCGCATGGCGCGGGTATAGGCTTCTTCCAGCAGTTGCCCATGACCCACTGCCCACGGGTTGACGCGCCGCCATGCCTTGACTGCCTTGGCGATGAATGCATCGTCATGGCCTGGGGCGAACTTGGCGAACGCGCCAGCGCCACCGAGAAAACCTAGTGCCAACTCCTGCACCTTGCCAACGAACCGATGCTCTTTGGTGACGGACTCGTATGCCACGTTGAACAGCGCGGCGGCATTGACGATGTACGGGTCACGCCCAGCACGATAAACGTCTAACTTGACCTCACCTTGCGGCGTGTTCGCCAGCCACGGGTTGACGCGCCCTTCGATAGCAGACCAGTCCGCCACGACGAACACATTGCCGGGGGACGGCATGAAGGACGGGCGCAGCATCGACTTCAGCACCGTCGATACGCGGGGGCCGTAGGTTGTCAGGGGAATACCCTTAACCATTGCACTGCGCAGGGCGACAGGATCGTCAGCGCACTGACGGGGGAGGTTGTGAACTTGTGCCCCGTAACTTGCTGCGCGGCCTGTTGCACTGCCACCGTTGAACACAAACGCGCCGCGTACTCGGTGGTCTTCCTCGTCTGCCAAGCTCGCAAGCCTGCCGAACTTCGCAGTCGATGAGGCCCATATGTCGTCCGCGCAGCGGATAGCCTCTGCTACGTCTTCCGAGATTTCTTGCGGACTTTCTTCCGCAAGGGTGAGTAGGTTTTTACGAATGCCACTGTCTATGCTCCTTTTTTGTTCGCCGTCTTTATGGACAATCATCAATTTCTGCGCTGCTGGCCCGACACGCTCCCATACCCACTCCTTCATATGCGGGGAACGGACGGACGGCAAGCCGGTAATTTCATGGAACACGGCTTGGGCTTCTTGTAGCTCCTGCGCCGCGTAGCCCATCGCGGCCTTGCACAACTCGACATCGACCAGTACGCCGTGATCGTTGATGCGCTCGTTAATATGGTAGTCGGACAGTTCCGCTGGCGTCAGGTCGCGCAGTGATTGACTGACTGCCCGCATGGTGCGAACGTCCTGGCGGCAGTAGTCGTATAGTTCCGGCAGCAGTTCCGTATTGAACGGCGGGGTGCAGCACTTTCGCACCAGTTCAGCGCCACGGTAATCCTTCCGCATCTTGCTGCTGACCGCTCGTCCGACATCCTCCAGACTGCGCGGGAGGCAGTTGGCGGCGGCTTGAGTAGCTGTGCAGTAGAACGACTCCAGCGGGTAGCCCTGCTGTAGAACATACCAGAAAATCAACCGCTCGAATGCGGCATTGTGGGCGCGTATCTGGCAGCCCGTGAAGTCAGGCAACTGGTCGCCGGGCAGCCACAGTTGAACCTCGCCATCGTCTATGGCATACGCCATGCATAGGACGTTTGTGCTGATGTCCTGCGCGTAGTTATATGCGCCCTTCTTCAGAAGGTCGCAGTTGCTTCGTGTCTCGAAATCAACCCAAGCTATAGCCATATAAAAAACGGGGGGCTTTCACCCCCGCTCCTTTCACTTGGTTGATTAAACAGCAGCCGGACGACGACGACGACGGCCTTCATCGACAGGGGGTGCTTCAACAGCAGGCGGCGCAACTTCTTCCGCCTTCGCTTCACCCGTAATCGACATCCAATCCTTTACAGTGAACAGTGGGGTGTAGATACGCCCGAACGATTTGTGCTGGTAATGTTCCTTGCCCAGCGTTACCACGGGGACCGGCTTGGTCTGATCCTTCTCGACCTGCGCGGCAATGGCGGCGGCCAATGATTGCACGGCATTCTTACCGCCGACGCTGGTGGTAGTGTAACGCGCTTCCATGCCCTCATCTTCACCTGACAGGCACTTCAACGAACAGCCGATTTGCACTTCCCACCCTTTCTTGGCACCGGGCGGCGGTTCAGGCGGTTCAGGCAGCGGGTTAGCTACACCCGTCATCTTCTCGCCCAGCACTTCGCCATCACCCCACGCGATATAGCCATGCACGAAGCTGAAAGGGTTGACAGCCCAAATGGAGTCATCTTCGACTTCAGTCTGGTCAGCACCGAACACCCAATGGCCTGTCTTGTCCATCTTGAGGATGACTACCCCGGACGGCCCGACATCGTTGGTGATGCTGCGAAGGGCAGTAGTGAGGGTTGAAACGGCTGGCAGATTGGCCCCTGCAAAGGCTACTACGTTAGTTGCGTTCATTTTCATTTCCTTTAGACTAGTTTAGAAAGGCCAGCAAGCTGCTGACCGATTTGCAAAACCTCAGGGCGTGGATCGCTCCGCTCCGCGAGGGTACTACCCGACGAAACGCTCACCACCACATCTTCCGGCAGGGCCAGCTTGTGCTTCTTTAGCACCTTCTCAGCCTGCGCGGGAGACATCAGTTCAGTAACCGTCACATCAGATTCTTTGACACCAAGCGCCAACATTGCCGCCTTGGCATCTGATTCGCTCGTCCATTTGCGTGTGCCACGCTTGGAGACGAGTTTCCAGTCGGGCAATGTTACGCCCTTATCCATCATCTGAAAAGCCAGCGCACGAAGGTCTTTGATCCACCCCTCCAGTACATCAGCGTTCTTCAAGTACGCATTGATTTGCGCCGTGTCCAGATCATCTATCTTGGTCTTGAGGGCACGGTCAACGGCACCCGTGATTTCAGGGCAGATCGGGCGTGCGGCGCAGAAGCGGCAATGCTCACCGGCAACCAACTTGGCGTTGGGCTTCTGTGCAGCAGAGACAGCGCAGATCAGGTCTTGCTCGAACGCCTTGATGCGTTGCACCGTGGTAGTCCAACGGCGAATGTGCGGCGGCTGGATGATAACCAGTTCGACTTCTGTAACGCCCTCGAACGCCCACATCGTTTCTTTGGTGCGCATGGCAGCAGCAGCGTAGAACATCAACTGCGCGTTCTCCTCTGCATCGACCGGCACACCGTCACCAAACTTCCAGTCCAGCACCACGGCGCGGCCAGTCAGCCGACCAATGATATCAGTCGTGCCGAACACATCCGGCAGTACGCTACCAAACCCGACGCGGGTTTCGGTGGCAAGTTCCATCTCGCCAGCCGGGTCAAGTACATCCATCAACATCATGGCTGTCGATATCTTATCCGCATAGACTTCCTCAGTAAGCACCTGACCAGCGTATTGCATACCGATAACAGATTTAGGGGGTATGCCAGACGAGAAGATACGATCCATTGCGTTATGGCAGAGCGTACCCTTCGCCATATACTCATTCTCAACTTGCGGCGGCATGGCAGCGCAGAGCGCCACGGAGCCAGGGCAGGCCATTACACGCTTGGCAGTAGAGCCGCCGACGATCTTGGAGTGCGACAATTTAATTTCCTTTACAGTAGTGAGTGAGATTGCAGGCTACCAAAGAAAAATCTTGCCGTCAAGAACTTTTTGCCGTATAGTGACGAAATGCTGGAAAAAACTATTGAAGACTATTTCAAATGGGCTGTCGAACGGGCGGGTGGAAAGACTTGGAAATTTACCTCACCCTCTAACAGAGGCGTATCCGACCGGATAGCGTGTATGCCGGATGGGTCAACGTGGTTTGTGGAACTCAAGCGCCCGAAAGGCGGCAAGTTGTCAGCGTTGCAGCAATTGTTCGCCGCCGATATGAAGCGGCTCAACCAGAAGTATGCGTGTCTATGGACAAAGGAGCAGATTGATGCTTGGATTGCGGCCCTACCAAGAAGCGGCGGCTGACTTCATCTTTGAGAACGACCGCAGCATGATACTCGCCGCTGTGGGTGCAGGCAAGACGGCTATCGCGCTCACTGCCATGCAGGAGTACGTCAGTCAACAACTCGTCAAGCGGTGGCTTGTCATCGCGCCGAAGCGGGTCTGTACGGACGTATGGCCCCAAGAGGCAAAGAAGTGGTCGCAACTGTCCGTCAATGTTGCCGTGGGGAACCCAGTCGCCCGCATTAAAGCAGTTAAGGCGGGTGTTGATGTGGTTGTCATCAACTACGACAACCTGCAATGGCTATGCGCCCACTTCCCGAAGTTACCCTTCGGCGGCGTAGTGTTTGATGAACTCACGCGGTTGAAGAACGCCAGCGGCAAACGCTTCAAGGCGTTGCACACCATTATCGACCAGATACCGATTCGCATAGGTCTGACTGGCAGCTTTACTTCCAACGGTCTTGAGGATGTGTTTGGTCAGGTCAAGATCATCGACCAGCAGGTGCTAGGACGAAGTAAGGGCGCGTTCCTTCAGCAATACTTCTGGTGCAGCAATCCGCAGTTTGGCGATTGGACGCCTCGCCCCGACGCGCTTCAGAAAGTCATGGACAGGATCAAGCCTCTGACGTTCGTACTGGAAAACAGCGACTACACCGATTCGTTGCCGCCGTTGAACATTGTTGAACTGCGGTGTGACCTGGCGAACCGTGAGCCGTATCTGAAGATGAAAAAGGACTTCGTTGCCGAGTTCCCCAACGCGAAGGCCATCGCTGCCAATGCGGGCGTTGTCACGGCCAAGTTGCAGCAGATGTCAGGGGGGTGGGTCTACGACACCCATACCGTAGCCTCTGACGTACCCGGAAAGTTTATCACCACCAAGACTCCGCATTGGTTCGACACCACCAAGTTTGATATGCTGGACGACCTACTGCGCGAGAACCAACGCGCGCCAGCGCTAGTGTGGTACTGGTACAAGGAAGAACTCGCAGAGTTGCAGCGGCGCTACCCCCACGCGCAGACTTTGGATGATGAGAACGCTGCTAATAGGTGGAATGCTGGTGACATTGAACTGCTGCTGGCTCACCCCATGAGCGCTGGCCACGGCATCAACCTGCAAGGGCAGAACAAGATGGTGTTCCTCACGCTGCCGTGGAGCCTGGAGTTGTACGAACAGGCAATAGGCAGATTGCACCGTGGTGGGCAGACGCGAGCTGTATGGTGCTATGTGCTGCTGACCAACAACACGGTGGATGACCAAGTGTGGGGTGCATTGCGCGACAAGCGCGATATGTCGGATGTAGCTGTTGCGGCTTTACGGTAAAAAAGTTCTTGACAAGGAGATATGAAATGGTTGATACTGACCCCAAGCGCAATATGAAACTGAAATTGAAGGTTCTGAAGGTTGAACTTCGGATGCGCGAACGGAACAAAAACGCTTCGCTGAAAGGCTACAACCGGACGGTGAAGATGATCGAAGACTTGGAACGGAGGATTGCGAAATGAATGAAGTTCTGATTGCCGTGCTGAAGGACTGGCGCAGTATGAACCACCACATGCACTCGTTGCGTGAGGATCAGGTGCTTGAAATGCTGGAGCATGAGAAAGTCAATGCTCGTCGGCCCAATGTGCTTGAGCGGCTCCACGCCAGGTACAACAGCCTGCGCGTCGCGCGCGAGCGTAGCGAACTGATGGGGAGTCTGCTGTGAGCTATCACGAAGAAAATGATCCCGACAAACAAAAGGAGAAAACCATGTTTGAATTAAAAGTAGAGCAACCAATCAATCCCCCGGAATTAACCGAAGCAGAGGAGCGAGCTAGGGAACAACTCCAAGCCAAGAAGGAGGCTTGGATTGAAGATACGGTTTCAGACAGAATGCGCGACCCTGAATACATCATAGATGCAATCCTGATTTGTCTAGGCGACTACTTACACACACAAAAACATATGGAGGATTTGATCATGGGGCATGGTGACGAGAGCATCCACATCGCTAACATCAGGCTGGATGTCAAGGCCTTTATACGTGATCAAGCAGAAAAAGAGGCCGACAGGGGGATGGTATGAGGCTTACTGACCGCTATGTGTTTTTTATCGTCGTAATCGGCTATGCCGTTTCCTTGATCTTTGGAGTCTAAGCCATGAAAATCATCTACGGAACCTACACAGCAAAGCAACTCGCTGACCAGAACTGCCGCTGCACCCGATGCGAGGATGCCAAACGCGCGGAGCAGTTGGAAGCCGTCAAACGGGCCATTGCCCAGTTCGAGCCAAAGGGAAAATGATGCAAACCACATTAAATGCCATTAGAAGTCATGGCCCCTGCGAATCCGGCTGGACAAAGCTGTTGGCCTATCTCGGCAAAACTAAAGCCGATGACGAACCTATATCTATCCTTGAAATACTTGAAAGCAATGGACTGGATGACGCTTTGTGGTGTCTTCGAGCGGTGGATGGTTATGAAAAGGAAATAAGACTGTACGCCGTCTGGTGTGCCCGGCAAGTGCAACATTTAATGACAGATAAAAGAAGTCTGGATGCGTTGGATGTTTCTGAGGCTTTCGCCAACGGTAAAGTCACAGAAAAAGAATTGGCTGCTGCTAGGGCTGCTGCTAGGGCTGCTGCTTGTGATGCTGCTGATGCTGCTAGGGCTGCTGCTAGGGCTGCTTCTTGGGCTGCTGCTTGGGATGCTGCTGCCGCCGCTAGGGCTGCTGCTTGGGATGCTGCTGATGCTGCTTGGGATGCTGCTTGGGATGCTCAGGAAAAAGAACTCATTCGGATTTGCAAGCTATCAGAAAAGGAGAACTGAAATGAGCATGAAGGCTTGGGATGGGCATTTACCGATTAGGCGATACGCCATTTTTAGCGACATCCTTCGCGGTGATTATGCCATCGTCGTCAAGGGCGATGACATAAGCCGAGCTGAAAAATGGGGTGGATTTGTTTCGTGGCTTGGCGGGGTAAGGCCACCAACGACAAGGGCGGTATGTATGCCTAAAGAACTCATTCGGATTTGCGAGTTATCAAAAAGGAGCTGACATGGAGGGTAGAAAAGGCAGACCTCAAAAAGAAACAATGGACAAGATCGAGAAAATCTTGCAGATTGACCCAAGAAATTCAGAAGATATCGCAAAGCGGATTGGTCTTTCTACAACCTCCATTAGAAACCTGTTGGGGAAACTTAGAAAAGAGCGTCGTGCGTACATATTAAAGTACAGTTCCAGCAAGTACAACGTGTCCGCTATCTGGGCAGCAGGTGACCATGCAGATGCTAAAGTACCGCCAAATTGCAAGTGGGTAAAGCAGAAAAGAGTGTCGAATCTAATGGAGGAATTTGACCACAAGAAGCCTGTGGCGTGCTACGGGATATGGGGGCTGGCGTGATAGTCGCAGATGTCTGCGGCGAGCTTATTACATACAACGAAAGGACTGATAAATGAAAATGTGCATTTTTCATGCAAACTGTGCAGACGGCTTCGGGGCTGCGTGGGTTGTTCGCAAGGCGCTGGGCGAGATTGATTTCTACCCCGGCAAATACCAAGAGCCGCCGCCCGACGTGACCGGCAAGGACGTAGTGATGGTGGATTTCAGCTACAAGCGCCCGGTGCTGCTGGAAATGGCCGAGAAGGCGAACAGCATCCTGATTCTTGACCACCACAAGACGGCAGCGGAAGACCTGCTTGACCTGCCCGCCAACGTGACGGCCAAGTTCGACATGGGGCACAGCGGAGCGATGCTGACGTGGGAGCACTTCTTCCCCGGCGAAACCCCGCCGCCGCTCCTGCTGCACATTGAGGACCGCGATCTGTGGCGCTTTGCGCTCCAGAACACCCGCCAGATACAGGCGAACGTCTTTTCGTTTCCGTATGACTTTCAGGTGTGGGACACGCTGATGGCTGCCGCGACGGCCACCTTGGCAGCGGAGGGCGAAGCGATTGAGCGCAAGCACTTCAAGGACATGCGGGAATTGCTCGGCGTGACGACGCGGGAAATGGTGATTGGCGGGCACCGTGTTCCGGTGGCGAACCTGCCCTACACCATGAGCAGCGATGCCGGACACGAAATGGCGAAGGGGAAACCGTTCGCGGCCTGTTACTGGGACACGCCGAAGGGGCGAGTTTTCAGCCTGCGTTCGAGCGACGACGGCGCGGACGTTTCCGAAGTGGCGAAGCAGTACGGGGGCGGAGGGCACCGCAATGCTTCCGGTTTTACGGTCAGCTTCGCTCAGGCGCAGGCGTTCGAGCTTTTGACGCACAACGCAAAGGTAAGGGGGCCGCTTTAGCGGCGTCCGCTTGACCGCCGGACTATACGCGGCAAAGGTAACGGAGTTGAGGGGCAAGATGATAAAAGCATTTGGTCATCAAGCAGTTTATAAGGCTGAAAATGGTGGAGATTTGTGATATGAGAGGAATAGATCAAGCCTATTGGCTGGCAGACAAAATACCGGCTTATGGTGATTATGCAAAAGAGGCGGCCAACGTGCTGCGCAGACAAGCACATGAACTTGAAAGACTGCACAAAGAGAACGAAAAATTAAGACGCGTGGTGAAGGCTTCGGAAGAGTTTGTCAGCGCAGAATCATTGGTCGATAAACGTAAGTTTTATATTGAGCTAGAACAGGTACTGGGTGCAAACGTGGATCAGACACCTAAAGGAGAATGAGAATGGACAGAGACACCGCAATATCTCTCGCACAAAAAGCCGGAATTCTCCCAGAATGGATTCCAATTATCCCCTCACTGCCTGATTCTCTGGAGCGATTTGCTGCACTTTGCGAGGCCAGGGGGTACGAGAAGGGGGTTGCGGCATTTCATGAGGCCGTGAAGATCGAGCGCGAGAAGTACGCATACCGGGACGGGCGCCACGCCGGATGGGCGAACGCGACCAAAGAAATAAGAAAACTTCTTGCCGACATAAAGGAATGGGATGTTTCGACGTATCTGACGCTGCCACTTGAGTTGCGGCAGAGAATTCAAAATGCAATTGGAGATTGAAATGAACATAGAACAGGCATTAAATGCTGCCGATGAAAGCGAAGCAGAAGGACTGCGAGGACTTTACCCAACGGCAGCCCAAGTGCTGGGGGCAGAGGTTCGCGAACTGCGCGAAAAATTGGCACAACAGGTAAAAGTGGCGACGGATCAAATCGACTACGCAATTGCATTGCAGCGAGCGATTGAGGCGCATTGCAGAGATCAGGTGGTAGGGCCGTTCGAGGACTGCCCACACCATGCGCAAAAGCTGGATGACTGCCTTTTAAGAAAGGATGCTGAACATGATTGATGTGATGGCGGTTCGTGAAATGCTGGATTTTGACCCAGAAACCGGGGAATTCGTTTGGCGGAATCCAGTAGGGACGAAGGTAAAGGCTGGGCAGCGAGCTGGAAAGGGTGAGTAATGGACTGTAAAACGATGGTATTGGATTGGCTGCGCGAGCATGGCGCAGACGGACTGTGTGAGCCAGAAACCGAGTGCGGGTGTGGATTGGACGACTTTGCGCCATGCGGCGACGGGCCGCACCCGCACTGCAAAGCGGCGATTTCGAGAACGCTCGTGGAGATAGGCGGCGATGGCGGGCCGGGCGACAAGGCTTACTTTGTGATGCCCAACGCTTGACATAACCGGCGCGCTTTAGCGCGTCCGAGTTGATGGAAATGTTAGGCACTGACTTGGAGGAAAGAATGAGTTGCAAACATGGAAATTGGGAACCTTGCGAGGAATGCGAGGAAGAAGATAGGCGCGACCAATTGGCATACGAACGCGGCTTTGCCGCTGGCGTGACCGCTGCCAAACAAAAATACCCAAACGCAACCGACGATAGAAGGTGGCGCATTGAGATGGATGGGTATGTTTTGCGGGGTGTGACAATGTGGCATTTTTGCGAGGCGAATGGGTACACCACTACCGACAGATGCACCATTGGGAACATGCGAGACGGGGAAACTGTGCGCATTGGGTCTAGGGCGATTACGCGCGGTGATCGGTGGGTGCCTAACGTGTAGCTAACCGGGCTGCGCCGCTTTTGGCGAAGCTCCGGTTGAGCGTAGGGTTAGGGGATATTTTGGAGAAGACGATGGAAAAGGTATATCTGGTTTGGCGGGAAGAATCGGAACGCGAGGATGCCAAGCGCGTGAAGGCAAACTACTCAGAGCAGGCGGTGAGGACTTGGGCAGAATGGGCCGATAGCTGGAGCGCTGATTACACCATCGTTGGAGGGCAAGAGGAACGTGTTTTTGTTGCGCTCGATGCCGATGGATCAGAGCCAGAAATGTTCGAGGTGCGCGGCGAGTCGATGCCTGTCTATTTCGCACGGTCTGTATCCCCTAACGCAGAAATCAGGGGCGGCGAAGCCGTCCCGCTGGATTGACGGGTTAGCCGCCGTACCTCCAGAACCGACTTTTGAAAGGGTGACGATGAACGACCACGAACAAGCATTGAGTCTTGACTACTGCCCGAACTGCGGTGGCGAAGCTGACAACGGACACAGCAGGGACGTGCCACCTGTGCCATATTTTTGCAAAGCGTGCAGCGTGCCAAAGACGGTTTGGAACTGCCACAAATGCTTTCCGAAGTTGTGCAGATGCGAAGATCGGAACGAGGCACCTAACGCAGAGCTAACCGGAGACGCGCTTGCGCGGCGTCGTGTAAAAAATGCGTAGCTGAATGTACTTATCCACCATTCCTTGCGCGCGCATCCTCTTCTTCCTGATAGCCTGTGGCACATTCAAAGTCACAAAATAACATGCCTGCGCCGGTATGTTCCGAGCAGTAGTGACAGAAGCCGACCGGATAGAGTTTCTTGATCGGTTTTCTGGCGTTAGCAATGGCAAGTTCGCGGTATTTCTCTTCGTGTTCGCTGGATTGGTCGTAGAAGTCAGTCATTTCATTGTCCCGTCATAGGCCGCATAACAGGCTTCAAGTCCGGCGTCTTGGATTGCAGCGGCTGCGGCGTACCGCTCAAGAAACTCCGCATGGCTTCTTGCCAGTTCAGCCCCGTTTGCGTCCTTGCAGTCAACTCTGGCGGTTGCGGGCAAACGGGCGGGGCGCTCGGGGCGGTCGCGCAGGCTGACAATAGCAACGTCAAGATGATGCTGTACTTCCGCCAGTTTTTCAGCTTGGTTTGTTGTGATTTCATTGATGGCCCTCTGCCATTTTTTTTCCGTATCTCTCGCTTTTTGCACCATGTCCACGCGCTCATGGTCGAATTGCGCCATGAGTCGCGCATGCTCGGCATTGCTCCCGTGGGCGTGCCAGTAGAAGCCATTGAGCACGAATGCGCCCAGCAGCACCAGCAGTGCCCACGGGTTGAACATGATTAGCCGATCTTGGTTGTTGCACGAAATCGGCCATAGATCGCCATCAATCCGCCAATCACGGCAACGACCGACTCGGCCAGACCGTCCGTTCCCCCGATGTCAAAACCTGCCGCCTTGGAAATCGAGGCCAGAACGGAAATGATGGCACCCCAGATAGTCACCGAAGTTAATGCGCTTTTTGTATCCATGTAAATCTCCTTAAATGATGGTTTTGCCAGTAGCGGCTTGCGCCAAAGTCAATCCACCGCGATACTGGCAATGCGCGGTTTCTTTCAGACTTCCAGTCCAGCGTCCAGCCCATTCAAGGCCGACACTTTCTGCAATAGCACCACATTTCGCATAGAGTTTTTTGTCAGCCCACTGGAGCTTCCCGTTGATCATCGGCACAAAGTCAAACGCTGCATGGAAGTTATGCCAGCTCTGCCCCCCGCGTGCATTCGTGATGATCTTGCCGGGGAGCGTACGTCCGATCTTGTAGAGTTCGTTCTGTTCTTCTGATGAGCGGTAAGTACAGTAGATCAGGACATCAATGCCCGCATCGGCACATTCCCTGACGAAGGCTTCTGCCTTGTCACGAACAGGCTGTACAAGGTCAATCAGTTTCCGGCTGGACATTATTTATCCACCTTTCTGTCGATCTTGTCTTCTATCTTGTCTAGCTTGGCAAACAGCGCCCGGATGTTATCCTGGAATTCGCTCTTCGCCACGTAGTTCCCGGCAACAAAAATTTCAATGGAATTTACCTTCTCTGAAAGAGCCTGGTCGGCGTGTTGCAAATCCTTCACCGCGTCCCAAACTGCCTTCATGAGGAATCCTATCAGTCCGCCAAAGCCAGCCACCAACCAGTTTATTAAATCTTGTCCCATTAAAAATCC